GCTGATAAAACAAGGTTCAAAGTCATTGCTGCTGGACGGCGTTGCGGTAAGTCCCGCCTGTCAGCCATCACCCTGTTGATAGAGGGTTTGCAGTGTACTGCTGGTTCTGCTGTACTGTATGTTGCGCCTACCAATGGTCAGGCACGACAGATTATTTGGGATGTATTGATGGAGTTGGGGCGTGAAGTCATTCAGGCCAGCCACATCAATAACATGGACATCACCCTGATAAACGGAGCAAAAATCTATGTCAGAGGCGCAGATCGTCCAGATACTTTGCGAGGAGTGTCTCTCACCTACGCTGTGCTTGACGAGGTTGCGGACATCAAACCCGAAGCATGGGAACAGGTTATTCGTGCGTCTTTGTCTGATAAAAAGGGCAGAGCTATGTTCATCGGCACTCCCAAAGGTCGTAACTTCTTCTATGACATCTTTAAACTTGGAATGTCAGAAGAAGACTCAGATTGGAAGTCGTGGCACTTCACTACCAAAGACAACCCCTTGATAGACCCTAATGAGATTGAGTCTGCCAAGAAAACCCTGAGTTCCTTTGCTTTTAAGCAAGAATACCTTGCCAGTTTTGACAATGCTGGTTCTGACGTTTTTAAAGAAGAATGGATTAAATATGGAGAAGAACCTGAACATGGCTCGTACTACATTGCTGTCGATCTGGCAGGGTTTGAAGAAGTGGCTAGACAAGCTGCCAATTCTAAGAAAAGGCTAGACCAGACTGCCATTGCTGTTGTCAAAGTAACAGAGGACGGCAAATGGTTTGTCAAAGAGATCGTTTATGGGCGGTGGGACATCAGGGAAACTGCGGCTACGATTCTGTTGAAGATGCGGGAATACCGTCCTTTGAGCATTGGAATTGAGCGTGGAGCATTAAAAAACGCAGTTTTGCCGTATTTGAGTGACTTAATGCGTAAAAATAATGTATATTCGCACATAGTTGACTTGACGCACGGCAACAGGAAAAAGACTGACAGGATTATCTGGAGTCTCCAAGGACGGTTTGAGCATGGGCGTATTGTGCTGAACTCTGAGGAAGATTGGGATGAATTCAAAGATCAACTCTTGATGTTTCCAGCCCTTGGTGTTCATGATGACTTGCCTGATGCCCTTTCCTACATTGACCAACTGGCTGTAACCTCATACTTTGTTGATGACCAAGAAGATGAGTGGGAGCCTCTAGATATTATTTCGGGGAATTAAATGGCAAAATTGGGACTTTCTGACGCAAGGTACTTAGAGCAAGATCAGAAGTTAACTGAAGGCTCAGTCAAGGGCAAAGGTTTCTTTGGAGGAATCCCAACCCAAGATGGAAGTACGATGACTGAGTATTCATCGGCATTTGAAGTCGGCGGCAAGACTGTTTCATATCCTTTAGTTGTGCCAACATTGACTGCTGATGAATTAAATCTATTACGCTCAACAGGTCAAGTAACGCCTGAGATAGAACAGAAGGCGCAACAATATGCTTTATCGAGGTTAGCAGAAGGTAAGAATCCATTTGCTAGTCCTCAAGAATTAAGATTCCCATTGCCAGAAGGTTTTGATCCTAAGATTTTTGCGCCTGTTGTAAGCTCTATTCCTGCAAACCCAATGTATAAAGAACCATTTGCTGATACTACAAGGTAACAATATGGCAACAGATAAACAAGTTAAGCTAGAACAAAACGAATTTTATGAGCCTACTGAGGCTGATAAAGAACTGACCGACTTCATCACTAGCCACTGCGATAAGTGGCGTGACTACAGAGACACTAACTTCCTGCCCTCCTACCTAGAGTACGAGCGCATCTTCCGTGGTCAATGGGCATCTGAAGACAAGACAAGGGAATCAGAGCGTAGTCGCATTGTGACCCCTGCGACTCAGCAAGCAGTTGAGACTCGTCACGCTGAGATCATGGAAGCTATCTTTGGTCAAGGTGACTTCTTTGACATTGAAGACAACATCCAAGATGTAAACGGCAACCCCATTGATATTGAGATAATTAAGGCTCAACTCACTGAGGATTTCAAGAAAGACAAAATCAGAAAAGCTATCGACCAGATCGAATTGATGGCTGAAATCTATGGCACAGGCATTGGCGAGATTGTTGTCAAGACTGAAACTGAGTATGTTCCCTCGACTCGACCTATTCCTAATCAGCAGGGTCAGGCAGCTATTGGCGTGATGGAGCGAGACAGGATTTCTGTCAAGATCATGCCTGTCAACCCAAAGAACTTTCTATTCGACCCGAATGGTACTTCCATTGACGATTGTATGGGCGTGGCTATTGAAAAATACGTTTCAATTCATAAGGTTGTGCAAGGTATTGAACGTGGAATCTACCGTAAGGTGGACATTGGTACTGCCAGTGAAGACACCGACCTTGAGCCTACCCAAGAGGTATCACAGTATCAGGATGAAAAGGTTCTTTTATTGACTTACTACGGGTTAGTTCCCCGTGAGTTTCTTGAGAACATGAAAGAGAACAAGGATATTGTTGAATTGTTCCCTGAAAACTCAGCGGCAGAAGACTACACCGACATGGTTGAGGCCATTGTCGTGATTGCCAATGATGGAATGCTTTTAAAGGCTGAAGAAAATCCATACATGATGAAAGACAGGCCAGTTCTGTCTTACCAAGACGATACTGTGCCAAATCGCTTGCTTGGTCGTGGTACGGTGGAAAAAGCATTCAATATGCAAAAGGCTATTGACGCCCAGACCCGCAGCCACTTGGATTCACTGGCACTGAGTACCTCTCCCATGATGGCGATGGATGCAACTCGCTTGCCCCGTGGTATGAAGTTTGAGGTAAAGCCCGGAAAAGCTATTCTGGTCAATGGTTCTCCTAGCGAGATTTTGTATCCGTTTAAGTTTGGACAGACTGACCCGAACAACCTTGCAACTGCCAAAGACTTTGAGCGAATGTTGCTACAAGCGACAGGAACTCTAGACTCTAACGGCATGATTTCTCAATCTAGTCGTGATGGTGGCGGTATGTCGATGGCGGTTGCCTCCATCATCAAGAAATACAAGCGTACATTGGTCAATTTCCAAGAAGATTTCCTGATTCCGTTCATCAAAAAAGCGGCTTTTCGCTTCATGCAATTTGATCCAGAGCGTTATCCCTCTGTTGACATGAATTTCATCCCTACTGCAACCCTTGGCATCATTGCTAGAGAGTACGAACAGCAGCAATTCATCAGTTTGTTGCAGACTCTTGGCCCACAAACCCCTGTTTTGCCGATTATTCTCAAAGGAATTGTGGCTAACTCTAGTTTGAGTAACAGATTTGAGATGATGGCGGCGTTGGATCAGATGATGCAGCCTGATCCACAAGCTCAACAGATGCAGCAAGCTCAACAACAGTTGGCTATGCAAGCGGCACAGGCTCAAATTGCTGTAAACACTACTGCGGCAGAGCAAAACAGGGCTGAAGCACAGAAATTGATGGTTGAGACTCAGTTAATGCCTCAAGAAGTGCAAGCAAAGATGACTGCAAGCCTGACAAAGAATCTTCCAAATCAGGATGATTTGTCTTCTAAGGAGTTTGACAAGCGGGTTAAGATTGCTGAATTGATGTTGAAAGAGTCTGATATTAAGAATAAGTCTAAGATTGTCGAGTTACAGATGGCTGACAAAATAAATGCTCAGTCTCAGGTAAAACAAGACTTTCTTGAAAAACTGACCAATGGGCTAAAGAATGGCTAACATTAGGGAACTAATCCAAAGCATTGAGGCAAATGACTCATCTTTTGATGAGAAGTTAGACGCTATCAATAAGATGGAAGAAACCTTGGTGGCTATGCGCCAGCAAGAAGAACAAGCCATTCAAGACAATGTTGACTTGATTGTTGAAGCCATCAAAGTGATGGAAAACAAAGTCACCGCACAACTAGAAGTTGCCAAATCCATAGTCCCTGAAAAGGGGGATAAAGGCGACAAGGGTGATAGGGGTTTAGATGGTCGTCAAGGTGTAGATGGTAAGAATGGATTAGATGGTCGAGATGGTAAAGACGGTATAGATGGCAAGGATGGTGTATCTGTAACGGACGCCAAAATTGACTTTGATGGTTCTTTGGTCATTACTTTGTCAACAGGTCAAGAGATTAATGTTGGTGAGGTGGTTGCGCCTGAGTTAGCAGAGAAGATCAAAGTTATCAGCACCATGTCTACCAATGGGGCTATTACTGTAAAGGAAGAAGGAACATCACTTACCAGTGGTGTTAAGAGCATTAATTTTGTTGGTACAGGTATTACGGCAACAACATCAGGCGATGATGTAACAGTCACAGTAGCGGGTGGTGGAGGTAGTGGAACAGTAACAAGTGTAGCGGCAACAGTCCCATCATTCTTGTCTGTTGCTGGTTCACCAATTACTACAAGCGGCACATTGGCAATTACCTTGTCAGGTACTGCGCTACCAGAAGCTAATGGTGGTACTGGTGCAACCTCATTGGCTGGCGCATCTATTGCCACCTACACGGGTACTGAGACATTAACAAACAAACGTATTGACCCAAGAGTTGTATCTGCCGCATCTGCGTCATCTTTAACCCCAAGCGTTGCAACTGCTGATATTTACGCCTACACAGCGTTGGCGACAGGACTCACCATCAATATACCAGTTGGAACACCTCTTGATGGTGACAAGTTAATTTTTAGGTTATTGGATAACGGCACAAGCAGAGCATTAACTTGGGATACAACTTCAACAGGGTACACAGTCATTGGTGTAACCTTGCCAACAGCAACAACCGTCAGCAAAACAACGTATGTAGGTTGTATTTACAATGCTAACAATACACGTTGGGATGTGATTGCAGTAACCACACAGGCATGACCATGAAGATTGACTTTTCTTTTTCATCGCAGTACGGCACATTTTCAGATGCTTTGCATTTGCCTGACGATCATGCGTTTACAGATGCTGAGATTGAAGCAATGAAACAGCAGAGGTTTGATAACTGGATTGCTGTAATTACTGCGCCTCCTACTGAGGAGGTCTAATGGCTGATCGCTATTGGATTCTTGGCACAGGTACTTGGAGTAGCACCAACACGGCTAACTGGTCTGCTACATCAGGTGGGGCTGGAGGAGCATCTGTCCCAACTGCGTCAGATAACGTATTCTTTGATGCAAACTCAAACGTAGGAACTGGTGCATTTACAGTCACTATGGCAAATTCGCCAAGGGTCTGTAATGACTTTACAGCGTCAGGGCTTGATGGAACGATGACGCTTGCGGGTACAAGTATTGGCTTGACAGTATCAGGCAGTCTCACATTTCAAGCCACAAACTTTAACCGTACTTATACAGGCACTACCACATTTAACGCTACAACAACTGGTAAAACTGTAACTACTAATGGCGTTACTTTTGGCGGAAGCGCAGTTACATTTGATGGTGTAGGCGGTGAATGGACTCTTGGTAGTGCTTTAACTTGTGGAGCAATTACTGTAACAAATGGAACTTTTAGTACTTCAGCAAGTAATTATGCAATAACTGCTACTCTTTTTTCTTCTAGTAATTCAAACGCAAGAACAATAAATTTAAACGCCTCTACTATTTCTTTGTCTAACTCTAACTTTCTTTTATTTACTACATCAACAAACCTTACATTAAATGCAGGAACATCAACAATAAATGGTTCTAATGCAAGTGCAACATTTGATGGTGGTGGGTTAACTTATTACAACGTAGCATTTACATCTACGGCTCTTGCCTCACCATCAATAACAGGCGCTAACACATTCAATAATCTATCCATAACAGGTAGAACCACTGTTGGTATTGGCGTATTAAGTCTTAGCGCAAACCAAACAATCAACGGTACACTTACAGTAAGTGCTGGTACTGCTTCTGCATACCGAATGCAGATTTCTTCTAACACTGTTGGCACTACTCGCACATTAACTTGTGCGGCTATTGCTTCAACTACTGATGTTGATTTTAGAGACATCACAATAGCAGGGGCACACGGTACGTTATCAGGAACTCGACTAGGTGATTGCAAAGGCAATAGTGGTATTACTTTTGATGCGGCTAAAACTGTGTTTTATCGTCAAACTGGTTCTGCCAACTGGGGTGCTACAGGCTCAGGCTCTTGGTCTGCTACATCTGGTGGTTCATTAGACGCAACCATGTTTCCTTTAGCGCAAGATACCGCTGTATTCCCTGCGGCTACATATCCTGCATCTGGCTCAACGACAACCATAAATGCCAGCTACAACATTGGCACAATAGATATGTCGTTAAGAACGTCAAACACTATGACGTTAGCAACGAGTTCAACTTCGCCAGCAATATATGGTAATTGGATTAACGGCACTGGCCTTTCGTTTTCTGGTACTGGAGCAATAACTGTTATAGGACGTACTACACAACAAATCACAAGTGCTGGTAGATCGTTTACACAAACTTTTTCGCCTATTGAAGGTGGAACAACAATACTACAACTTCAAGATGCTTTTACAACAACAGGCAGTGTAGGATTAGGAGGTGCAACATTAGACCTTCAATCTTACACATTAAGCACAAGTACTTTTGCTTCTTCAACCTCAGCAACAAGAACCCTTGCTTTTGGCACAGGTCAAATATCTTGTACTGGTACAGGCACTGTGTGGAATACGGCAACAACCACAGGACTGACCACAACAGGCACTCAGGTAGTTAACGTAACAAGTACAGGTTCTACTGCTATTGGTGTAACTACCGGCCCTTTGTCAGAAGCAAACTCCATTAGTTTTAACTTTACTGGTGGTACTTATGCGCTAACGTTTTTAGGGAGTTCAGGTCATTCTGCAAGAAATGTTGACTTTACTGGTTATGCTGGCACATTGGGAGCAACATCGTCAGTTTTTATATATGGAAACTTTAAAGTTTCTTCTGGAATGACGCTTACTGCTAGTGGAAGCACTATGACGTTTGGTGCTACAAGCGGTACTCAGCAAATAACCACAAACACAAAAACATTAGATTTTCCAATCACATTTAACGGCGTTGGTGGAACATTTCAACTTCAAGATGCACTAACAGCAGGCACAGCTAGAGGTATAAACTTAACAAATGGAACGCTAGATTTATTTGGACAAACTTTTACCATTGGCGGCGCTAACACTAATGATAGGTTTACCATTAACGCAGGGACAAAAAATATAACCTTTAATGGTGGCACACTAGTTATTGCAACTTCTTCAACAATTGCATTTAACAACGTTGCACCTACAGGATTTACAACAACCGCAGGAACAGGCACAGGCACGATTTCCATGACTTCAGCGTCTGCTAAGTCGTTTATTGGCGGTGGCTCTACGTTTAACTGCACACTTAACCAAGGTGGTGCTGGTGCTTTGACCATCACAGGCTCAAACACATTCAGCAACATAACCAATACTTATAAAACCATTGGTGCAACATCTATCCTGTTTACGGCGGCAACAACTAGCACATTTGCCGATTGGAATGCAAGTGGTGAATCCACAAGACTTTTAACAATTGGCTCGGTAACTGCCGCAAGCCATACGCTGTCCAAGGCAAGCGGTACTGTGAGCGCAGACTTTCTATCTATCAGTAGGTCTACAGCTACAGGTGGTGCAGGATGGTACGCAGGGGCAAATTCCACAGATGGCGGCAATAACTCAGGGTGGATATTCACAGCACCACCTGCGCCTAGTGGCAGTAATAGCAATTTTTTAATGTTCTTTTGAGGAATATATGAGTCCAGAACTACAAAAGTACTCCTCAGAAGATTCTTTTAAATTAGAGTTTTCTGATAATGAAATTACAACAAAATCTTGTTCATTGTGTTATGAAAAAAAACCATTTGGGGATTTTCTAAAAAATGTGCGCTATAAAGATGGATACTATAAACATTGCAAAAAGTGCCACTATGAGGTTTATGGTAGGGATTCCCACTACAGAAGAACTTATGGCGTTACGCAACATGAATATAACTTAATGGTTGCAAAACAAGGAAGTAAGTGTAAAGTGTGTGAAGTAGAAGCTGGCGATGGTCACATGAGTAGATTGGTTGTAGACCATTGTCATAAGAGTAATGAAATGCGTGGTTTAATATGCCAAAGTTGTAACATGGCGCTAGGAAATGCTAAAGACAATTCTGAAATCTTAAGAAAACTAGCTGATTACTTGGATGAATTTTATGACCCCAGAACTTGACAAATACTATTCAGACCGTTTTTCCATGATGTCTATGGACGGTTGGAAAGAATTGACTATTGATATTGACAATATGATAGAGTCACTCAATAATATAAGCGTTATTCCTGATGAAAAGACCTTGATGTTCAAAAAAGGGGAACTTTCCATCTTGACTTGGCTAAAAACCTTGAAAGAGGTCAGCGAACAAGCGTATGAGGAATTGAATGAAAAGAATGTTTGATTTTGCCTGTGCAAATGGGCATAAAACTGAAAGACTTGTTAATTATGAGTTAACGAGTTTTCGATGTGAGTGCGGAGAAACAGCCAACCGTACTCTATCTGCTCCAAACTTCAAACTAGAAGGGTGGTCTGGTTCTTTCCCGTCAGAGCATGGGAAGTTCGAGAAAAAACACCTAGATCAGTTGAAGTGGGAGCAAAAGCACAACTCATAAACAGAAATGTCGAGTTGAATGTCCTAGAACCGATAACGGCAGGAAAAAGGTAAAAATATGTTGATTGACAATGAAGATGAGTCGCTAAGTGAGTTAGATGCAGTCGAGCAAAAGAAGCAACTACCTGAAGTAGCACCACTAACTGAGATGCCTGAGAAATACAGGCAGAAATCTCTTGAAGAAGTGGTCAAAATGCACCAAGAAGCTGAAAAGTTGATTGGAAAGCAAGCGCAGGAAGTTGGGGAAGTGCGAAAGCTGGCAGATGAACTTATAAAGCAGAATCTCTCCTCAAAACAGCAACCTATTGAGAAAGAGCCTGAAGTAGATTTTTTCGAGAATCCACAAGAGGCAGTTCGTAGGACTGTTGACAACCATCCCGATGTACTTGCCGCTAGACAAGCTGGTCAAGATTTCAAAAAGATGCAGATTCAACAAAAGCTGGCGCAAGAGCATCCTGATTTCGGTCAAATTGCTCAAGATGCAGACTTTGTGAATTGGGTGAAATCTTCACCTATTCGCCTTGGTTTGTATGCAAAAGCTGATGGTGAATATGATTACGACAGTGCAAACGAATTGTTGAGTACCTATAAACAGTTGCGTGGCGTTAAGACAAGACAGACTAATGAAGCAGGGGAAACTCAGCGCAAGTCTAGCCTTAAAGCAGCGGGTGTTGATGTAGGTGGAAGTGGGGAGTCTGGAAAAAGAGTCTATCGTAGGGCTGATCTAATTCGGCTGAAGATGACTGACCCAGATCGTTATGAAGCGTTGAGCGGAGAAATCATGCAAGCGTATCAAGACGGACGGGTTAGATAATTTAACTTATCGTTTTTTGGAGATTTAACATGGCAACATCATTTTCCCCCAGTAATTCAGTTACTGTTACCACAGGCGCAACGTTCATCCCTGAAATTTGGTCAGATGAAATCATAGCTGCCTACAAGAAAAACTTGGTTCTTGCTAACCTCGTTATGAAGATGAACTTTAAAGGTAAGAAGGGTGATGTAGTTCACATCCCTGCACCTACCCGTGGTTCTGCTTCTGCTAAAGCCGCTGAAACAGCAGTCACTTTGATTGC